GAGAGAATACTTCTTGGTGAGTTTATTCTTTTTAACGTAGTGATTAAAAAGAAGAGCACCGCGAGCATGAATCGGTGTTCCCTTTTCATAAATCGCATTGACACTTCGGTACTTAGTCACACTACTGACTGTTCGTGGAAATGATATTTCCTCTGGTGGAAGTGATCTAAATTTAGTTCGACAATCATCAATAAAATCGATCACATCATCTTCAGTCTTTGTCATGATAAGATTTAAAACATCTTTGATCATCTTTCTACATGGTGCAGGGGTAGATGATTTAACTGCTTCAATACCCATCATCTTCAGTTTAGGTTCCGCATAACGAACACCTTCACTGTCCCATACGTTTAAGATGTATCTTTTCTTTGCAGTCCAGATACCACGATCCGCGATGTTCTCACGTTTCATGATCATTTTTTGTTCGTAGGCGTTGACGTAGCTGGCCAGTTTTTGGTAAGAACTCTCAATATAAGGCTCAAGTTTAGTTTGAGACACCTTATCAAGGAACGTGATAACGTCCTGATTAGTCTTCTCTCTGCCTTTGTATACAGTTTCAACCAAAGGCCCCAGATTAAGGTAAACAGAATCAGTGTCAACAGCAATAACATAGTCAGCATCAGTTTTAAGTAATTTGTTTAGATAGTCGTTCAATCTATCTTCAATCCAACGAATTGAAACTTGTCCAGATAGAGTGATCGCCTCTGCGTTTTCAAGTTTATAGTAACGAAAGTATTCATTTCCAATCGCACCATAAGCAGAGTTCAGTTGAATCTTACGAGCCATCTGAATATTATTATAAGTTGCGATATCTTTAACAAGTTTTGGATTCTTTGTATCCTCATACTTTTGTTTCGCAGCAAGCATCTTTTTTTTATAGATGGTTCTTTCTGTATAGATCTTCTCCATTAACTCAGGTAAGAACCCACGAATATCTGTACGAAACATTGCACCGTTCGCACAAACAGCATTGTCTTTAAATAATTGAAAGTCTATTTCTTCTTGAAGTATTCGATCAACTGTAGCTGTTGGGTGTCGTTCATCCTTAAGGGTTTCTGGGGAAATATTATATTGCATAATGAGATGTGGATATAGACTATTAAGATCAAAATTAACCACCCAATCATACTTCCCTGGCTTCGGTTCTTTGACATAAGCTCCTGCATATTTCTGTGACTTTGATGTTCTTTTCTTTGGTGGAATAACAATATTTCTTTTCTTGAGATAGTTGTAAATAATCGTATCCCACATTCTAACTTGATAGTGAATATCGATGAAGTTTACCTTTGCGTCAAATGCCATTGTGACTGCAAGTTCAATCAACTTTAACTTATCCTCAAGTCGGTCAACAAGTTGAACGTCTTTAATATTGTATCGAACAAACTTATCCCAATCTTTTGTATAGAACTCACGGAAAGTATCATACTCATTGTGATCTAATTTCTTTTCACCCAACTCATAGTTAGCAATATAATCCAATCGGTAGGATTCTTGATTGGTATAGGTAAATCTTTTATATAGATCTAGATAATCAAGTTGAGTCACACCACCAATATCATAAGTGATGTTCTTACGTCCACTAATATAAACTTCACCCTGAGATACAAGACCCCAAGGTGATAAATCTTTCATTGACTTCTCACCCATCACACGATTAATGCGACCAGCAAGATATGGTATATCATACATCTGAGAATTCCAACCAGTGATAACCTCTGGTAGATTCTTTCTCCAATATGCTAAGAACGAAGATAAAAGATGAACCTCATCACGACACAAAACATAAGTCACATTTGGATCTTTGTTTATAAAAGGTCTTGATCCAAAGGTCGTAACTTTCTTTGTTGCATAATCTTGTAAACTGATCAGAAGTAATTCCTCTGCAACATTTTCTACATCAGGGAAACCCTGTTCTGCAGCAACCTCAATATCAATTGTGACAAGTTTGATCTTTTTGATATCAAACTCAATACGATCCTGTGGATACTTTTCGGAAATATATTGATAGACATATCTATCATTACCATAGATCTTAAAGTTTTCAACTTCATCATACTTCTTATAAAACTCACGACAATCTCTTACAAAGCCAG